ATAAGTAGCCGGTCCATGCATTTTGCTCTTGCGGTAGATATTGGAGCAGGTGCGTGGTTCGCCACGACGGTGCTATTGATGACACCCGGTCGTTCACTTCGAGACTCGTTACTAGACGCGGCAACCGACCGTACTTATTTATTGGTGCTTTTGTTGATTGTCGTGCTGATCTTGGTCGCATCGTTTTACGGCCTGTTATTGATTGACCGATTTGGTGACGAACAAACCACGGTGGAGGGCTTTGGGTTCCGCTAACGTGGCTCATCAGCAGAGTTCGGCGGTTGTCGGCATAACAGCTTCGCGCGCGAGCTACTCAGCCTCCTCGCGCTCGGTGACCTCGTTGCACTCGATCTGCGCCGGACCAACCGTAACCGTCGCCTGCTCCCGGGCGCGCAGCAAGCCGCCTAAGACTTCCATTACCGCTGCGGCGTGATCCGTGTCGGTTGGCGCTTCACCCCACTTGTCACGCTGACGGCGCTGCAACACGGCCATACGCGCACGCCAGTCCACGTGCTGTGACATGTACTCAACTGCGTCTGTCTCGTGCTGCGCCTCAGCCTCCAGGATCGCCTCTGCGAAGCGCCGGGTAATCTCCGTCTGCGCCCTCTCGGGGTGCGTTCCGAGGCCCGCTCGGAACCAGTCAGAGGCGGTTGAGGGAGACACGCCGCAACGCTGCGCCGCCGTGGACAAGTAACTGCCGTTGCGGACGTGTGTGGCGATGCGCTCGATCAAGCCGTCGTTGAGTCGCGTGGTGCGGGACATAGTGGGCGGGATGATACAGCGGTCGGCGCCGTCGGGCTTGGGATCGTTATCTGATCCGTCAGGCGCCTAACGGTGGTTTCTGAGGCGTGTCTGCATCGTTCATGATGGGCACCATGTCCAGAGCGCGTAACTCAAATGCTATCCCCAGCAGATCCAGACCTAGACGTTCAACGACTCGCGCCGCCTCTCGCATCTGGTCCTCGTCGGGCTTCCTTGATTCGTATGTATTCAGGATCTCATCCACGGCAACGTGGCCCACCCTATCCTCACAGACCGGGCCAGATATGAGGACGATGTCACATAGAGGGTTCGACTTGATAAGCCCTCCCTCCTCCACCCAGTGGCTCTCAAGTGGAGTGCCAAGTCCTTCGGTAGCACGATCCCATCCACGCGCCGCTGTGTTCAGTAGTTCGATTAGCAACATGATTTCTCCATGTCGGCGTCTGCGCGCCTATGTTCGGGGCGCAGCCAACGGCGCCGGGGAATCGAGGGTCTCGATAGAGCGAAGCTCGTACGCAACTCCCCACATCCAGTGGGCCAGTTGATCGATGACTCTTACTGCCTCACGCTTCCGCTGAAAGTCGGGCAAGTCGGATTCATAAGTGCTGATGATCTCCGAGACAGCCGTGTGGCTGAAGGGGTCGTAACAGTGACGTTCGCATTCCGGGTTTTCGACAATCTCGCCGTCTACTTCGGCCCAGTGCAGGTCCAGATCGGGGCCTGCTTTCCCTGTCGCCTGTTTCCATCCGCACGCTGCCATGTTGAGTAGGTCAATCAGTTCCATTTGATTTCTCCTTAGAGAGTGTTCCCGTTCTTTCGTACACACCTAGTCCCTGAACCACGCGCTGGACGGTGCGCCGGGAGAGGCCGAATCCACGCCTGCTGAGAGCCGAAGTGATAGCTCGACTCCCAAGGCCGAGATCAGACAGGCGCAAAACCTCCAGGATCGCCTCAGGAGGGCATGCTCGTGGGCGACCGAGCTTACGGATCACGCTGACCGACCGGGATATGGCGAGGGACGACCGTCACCCTGCGCGACAGTTCCATGCTTGTCGCGCGACATGTCCCACCCAGAGGACGCGACAGTGGCCCCCCTTACAGGGGGGAGCCTTTCTGTCGCGCCGTCATCCTCTGTTCTTAATGAACCCCATTCCCCGGTTGTCGCGTTGTGGATGAATCGTTTGCCCTGTTCTCGGCTAAGAGTCTTTCGGATGGTACCCGTGGGTTTGCCTAACTCTTTAGCAATGTCATCAACTGACATAGCTCCATGCCGGAGCAGGTGAGCCATCTGGTCGGAGATCTTCATCTTCACGGACAGCGAAGGCAATTCCGACATATTGGCGCTGACATAGCGCATCGACTCTTCGGACGTTAACAGCGATAAGGCGAACGGCTGCGGCCTCTCGCCCAGGGTGTTGATCTTGTTCGGGTATAGACCTACGGTGTCCGAGTCTTCATCCCGCTTCATCTGCCAGACAATGCGCGGCAGGTTGCGGTACATCACGGACCCGAGCGGTGAGTCCTCGGAACCCTTGCTGACATGGGTGAGGCCGACGATGGCACACCCGGGCAGAGAATTACTTGCTGCGAAGAACACTCGGGCTGTCTCCGCGTCGTTCGGGTCACTTCCTGCGGAGCCGATCAGCGAGTCGATCACCACGAGTTTCACGTCATGCTCGACCACGATCCGTTGAATGGTCTCGATGTTGTCGGCAAGCGATCCGCCCATGCGCCGGTAGACGAAACGTCCGCGCCATCCGGGGGATAATCCCGCACCGGCGGCGAGCATGTCGGCTGCGCCGATCACGTCGTCGGCAGACGCCTCGAAATCGACGTAGAGGACGGTGAACGCTTCGGACACGCGAAGGCCAGGAACAACGCTCTGGCCCGCAGCGCCGCTGAGACACACGGCTGCATACAGGGTGCTCTTCCCTGCGCCGCCGTCTGCGAAACACATGTTGACCACGTCGGCCTTGACCAGCGGCCACACTAACCACGGCGGTTCGGGCTTCGGCGTATATGAAGCAGCGGTAAGCGTCTCGCCGTCATTCTTCAAATGCTCCGACGTGAGCCAGACGACGTGTTGGAGATATTCGGCCCAGGGACGTTCTTCGCGTTCTCGGAGTTGTCTGAGAAGCGCGCCCTTGGCACTCGTGGACTGGAGGTTGATGCGCTCAGGTCCGAGGATGACGCCGTTGTCTTCGGTCCAGAACGACAATAAACAATGGATGCCTTGCCGGTCCTTCCAGATACTTTCGGCTTTGATAGATACGCTCGGCGCGGGCCAGGTGAACTTGATGGTGTTGGGCAGGGACGCGTCGATCTGGGGCACCGGAATGGCGGGCGGAACAAATCCCTCTTCCGACATGATCCTGTCGATATCAGCCATCCGTCCCCGCCCTATCGAGTAAATCGATCACGTCGCCGTGTAGCCCGCATCCGTAACAGCGCCACTTCTGGATATCAGGCCAGACGACGAAGGACGGGTTGTGGTCGTCGTGGAACGGGCAGCGCCCGGATAGCGAATTTCCGCTGCCCCGGAGTTCAGTAAGCCTGGCCGCCACGTCTTCGACCCGTAGTTGATCCTTGATCTCCGCGATACGGTCTCGCTCGACAGGACGGCGGCGGTAGCCTTCCGGGTAGTACCCGTTGCGTGCCGCCCAACGGATCGCCCACTCTTCCGATGCCTCCGGAGTACCACCGAAGGCTGTGTACAACAACGCCCAGTGCGTCACCGCCGCCTCGAAGCCAGTGAACGCCGTGGTCCAGAAGCCCGTTACGTCATTGCGGAGCGACGGTATCGCGGGTTCGTAGGCAGTGCTACCCAAACATCCCAACTCAGTCACTGCTCACTGATCCGCCGGATTGCTCCGCCAAGATGCGAGCGAGATATGCGCGTACGCTGTCGAAAAAAATCAGTCGTCTTGCTCCGAGTTTGATCGACCGGAAGTCGCCCGACGCGATGCGTTGATAGACCCAATCTCGGCCTTTGTGCCCGCACGCGGCGCGGGTCTCCTCGACATTGACTAACAGTGGTTCCATATCGACCCTCGCTTGAATGTGTTCCAGTTGATACCGTAGAATAGCCCGGGACAGTCTGTAAGGCATCTGGAAACACAACGAATATGATCTGAGAATAGAAATTATGCCTGCACGAGGAACAACTTCGCACCGAAAACAGTTTTGGCTTGGCCTGTATACATGGGCAGCAGAAGAATGCGGGTCCGACGCGACGCAGGAAGATGTGATCGCCTGGGTGGCCGCTCGACCCGAGCTGTGGAAACACCGGGGATACGACGCCCCACCAGCAGATTCGACCGCCAAGGCTTACCTGACGGAGTTGCGAAAATCTGAAGACCGAGATTGGCTAGATGAACCGTGGAGCATCGGGCAACTGACCGCTCACGCGGTAGGTCGAATCGATTTACCAGCCAAGGCGTTGCCTGATGTTCTCGACCTCTGGCGGCGTCTGCTCATTGGCGGTAAGCGTCTGACCAACCGGCAGGCGTTGTGGGCGGCGCGACTCAGGCACCTGATACCTCCGGAGGACAAGGGATCAGAGGAGCGGCGGCTGGGTCTTCTGTATGCGTTCGCTGTCCAATACTCCGTGGTCGAGCGCATCGCAGGACCAAACTCCGCTCCGGACACAGCGGCTCTGGACGCGATGCTCGCTTTCCGGATCGCGTCCCGCGATCCCGCGGACGAATCGATATCCAACGCGACCGCGTATTTGATCGCGCAGCGTTTAGGCCTCGTGCCAGCAGAGCCGAGCGGGGGCGGAGACATTGACGACCCGTGGCGGGAATACAAAACAGATAGCCGCGAGGTAGAGGAATT